AGTAGTGTGCTCCTATCTACAAGTATATACTATTTTTTCTGTTGATTTTTGAATTTTGGAAATAGCCAATTATTGATRAACTGAATTATGTTCTTTGAAATCTTCAAACTAGTTAAAGTCTAGGTTTGTTTTCCCTTCTTTTCTCCTCATCAGCTTAGCAAATTCACTGAAATCTCTTTGCGTCTCCATTTTATCCAATATTAAAGCTGTGCATTTTGCTCGAAAATGCTCTAGCATTATGTTCCAAGGTGCAACATAGGTTTTAGGTAAAGTGAGTATGAAATCCCTGTACATCATCCAGTTTATATTTCTAGTAATAGGGTTCTCATAAAAGCAACTTGGTATATCAAACTTGTGGTATACATAATCCATATTATTCTTTATCAAACAAATATGAATACATTTATCAATTACTGTGGACCATTCATTAGTTTTAAGCACTCTTATTAGGGACACAATCCCTTCTAGGCAACCTAAATTTTCTGGTGATAAAAATCCATCATTATGAAATGTAAAGGCCTCTTCAAAGTTTGCAGTTTCTCTTTCTATAAGTAACTTAATAGCATTTCTGTAAGTCATATGTTTCTCTCCCTTCTTTGAGTAGAAAATATTGAAAATAGGTGTAGCATGTATTGCTTCCCCTTCTGTGAATGTCATAGGATCATCGGATAAGAATTCCAGACCGTCATCAATGTTGTCTGACCCTTCACAGCATATTATTTTGGAGAATGAAATAAGATTACTATTCCTTATATTATCATAATTTAAATTTAGTAGATCCTGTGATTTCATCAGTTCTGTAAGATTTAGAAGCCCCGTCTTTATAGGGGGACCATCAAATGAGACCATTTTACTAAAGTGTGCCTTTTTTATCACAGCATACTCTTCTAGTCCAACCTTAATGCGAGATAATGTAAATACATCATTATTTAAGTAGTCTAATGACCTAATCAAGATTCTCTGGTCACCTTCCACTTCAGCAACGTTTACCAAGCATACCGGAACAATCTCATTGAATAGTCTGGGCTTAATTGCTAGATGTTCTTCATTTCTCCTGATAATTGACTCATGAGAATGTATTTGATAAACAAATTGATGTCTGTCTTTCCTTCTATAGGTTATATAATAACTACCAGGGAATGTTGTAACACGTGACATATTTTCAAATTTCAACCCGTGCCTGGATTTAAGTAAATTCCTACCACTTATCGTGACATTTTCTGGGGTGTTTTTTGTAATGTTTAATTCTGAGTAGGTCAATTTGTTGTCCTCACCAATTATAGTTATAGATCTATTGTGTCCACTAATTGTTAAGTTTATAGCTCCCATATCTAAATGTCTAGATGTTTGCCAGTCGTTCCATGTAACTCTTTCCTGACTTTTCATAGCATCATACCTATCCAAGTCATGTTGATTTAAATCTCCAGTTCTAAAAAGTAAAGGTATGAAATCTGTTCTATTATGCCCAGACCTTATTATTTCATACAACTTTGATACTTTGACATCTTTATAGCTAAAACTATCTAGAATTAGCCGTAAAAAGGCCCCTCTAGAAGATGCATCTATAAATGAATCTGCAAAGTGTGTTATCAACCTGAAGCATTCAAAGGCTATATTTTGCTCGCTAGTGGCATTGTGTTGCATAATTGCTTTGTGACCACCTGAAAGTATTTGCTTCAAGTAATGAACAGTATACCATTCTCTGTCTTTAATTAAATTCCCCTGCATCAATGAGCAAAAGTCTGTAGTTGTGTAGGCTTTAGCAGGCAATATGAAGACTTTTATCTTATGTTCAGTTGACTTTATGTACTCATAACAGACCTGATAGAATCTTGTCATCTCTTTAAGTTCAAAAATAATATCTCTAGCCCCTTTTTCATCCTCATTCTTTTTAATCCTCTGCTTCATCTTTTCCTCTAGATTAGTATTTGCTACAAAGTCTTTTAGATGCACTAAATCCCTAGCCATTTCTGTAGGATCTGCGCCCTGCACATCTGGATTATTTTTACTATATGCACGCAAAACGAGTGCAGGAGAATGGTGTATCAATTTCAGATTCCTAAACTCTGGCATGGTTGAACAAGACATTCCAGTTCTCTTCTGTGGACTACCATAAATAGATAAAATATTTGTATTTGCAATTGTAATCATTAATGGATCATTTAAGATTATATAAGAATATATTACCTGGATATCATCATTTGTCAGTGGTAGACTATTTAGATCCCGCATTAGTATCCTATATGCATCTGTAAATGTAACTTTCCCAATAATATCTGGTTCTTTTTCTAAAGCCCTGCTGTCATGTAAGTTGATGTATTTATCTCTGATTCCAGAAAAATCTATTACTGGCTTATGTGAAAATAATATCTGCTCTATAAACAATTGTGCTGGATTCTGGATGGATAGGCTTTCTTTGAAACGCTTTGAGTTGTATCTAAAGACGACAGACTCCATATAATCTGTTTTATCTTCTCCTTTAGTAACCAACAACTCAGGCTTAGCAAGTAGATATGTAAAAAGTTCATTCATGCCTCCTGGAGATGCAAGTCTGTCCTGATATTTATTGAAAGAGTATAATTTTCTTAAACTACCAGCAGTTGTAAACTTTCTAGGTGTCAAAATAGATCTACCTCGCATATCACTAGTCTCTCCCATGATATCACTTGGATCCATCTCGGCATCTAATACAAGGTATCTCAGGATTTTCAATCTAAATAACTCGTTTTCATCTAATACATTCACATCCCAATTTCGTACTTCTGCTATTTGATTAACCACTGATTCTCTTTTTTGCATTATAGGTGTGTATTTATTTAACAGTTTTATTAAGAAATACAAGTTGCCAGCTTCTAATCCAACTGTACTTATCATTGATAGTGGTGCATCAAGTACCCCGTTTAATTCGATGGGTATTTCTTTCCTACTCTCAGCAGGGAAATAATCAAGCGGGTCGTTACTCTGACCAGGTAACATATTGTAAGTTAATGCTGTCATCCAATGACTTATGGCAATGGAAACCCAGGCCAAGCTAGGTGGACACCCATGTTTGATTGCAGTTTGCGCTGACGATATCCGACTTGCTAAATCTTCATAGGGTCCAATATAAGCACAATCTCCAACAGATGTTAAGAGAAATCTACCATATATTGAGAAGGGTTCACCATATAAGTTAAATAATGACACAAATTCTTTAATGCAATTTGTAACATATGTTTTCTTCATATTTGCTTGACAGCCGAATGTTAGGCAAACTTTCTCGAACTCTTTAATTGCGAACTCAATCAACACCTCATCGGGGACTTTGTCCTGTACAATGGTTACTGATGTTTGATTATCATCTGAATGGACTAAGGAGTTTACAAGTATTGAGCCTTCCAAGAATGACATTGCTTCCTTTAGGATATCTTTATATACAGACATTGCACAACTATGGACATAACTGCTAGTATAATTAAAGTTGCCTTGTAACCAGTTCCGTTTTATTTGAACAGTATTGCTTCTTAACTGGTTTGTTAGAGTAGATATAATATCTTCTTTATAAGCTATTTTTTGATCCATAAGATTGAATAAGAGTTCATCTGGCAAGATCAATTTCTTGTCCATGTAGTTACATAAAAAATAAAGTATCCTTTCCTTTTCTTGAGGGTAAAGTATTGGGTCTAATGCTATTAGCCAAAAGTATTTAAAGAAAACATCTTGAGCACTCCATTTTGACATATCAGCATTGATTTCCATCTTAAGGCCTCTAGCTTTCCCTCGAGCAAGCTTTTCTATTTTCACAATATTTTCTTCAAATCCATCAGCAGCCAATTGTTCAATTTCTTCATCTATATCCCTATTCCTTTGTCTGGTAGTTTCCACCAGAAACCTTATCTCTTGCTCAGATTTTTGTTCTAATACCCTTAATTTGCCGTCCCCTGGTTCTGATATCATCTCGTCAGGATTTAACTTGCACCTTTCTTTAGCAATTCTTTCAACTGCATACATACACATTTTTGCTTCATATTCTCCTACAAATATCTCCCTATCTTTGGATGTTTTCTGACCTTTATTAAAGAATGTGAAATAGAAATCCTTATGGTTCACCATCATGTCCATAATCATCTCAATTGTAGGTTTATCATCAACTTGGTTTGTATCCAAAAGCTCAAATAACCTATCGAAGACCTTTGTAGACATATAATCGACATATTCAGGCATAGCTTCTCTTAACATGTTGTAATTACAATGCCCAATCTCTAGTGAGATTTCTTCATCGCTAACAAAAATTGGATTTGCTAATCTCCTTTTCCTGGACTCAATTTCTATAGTTTTCTTCTGCCTAGATAACTGGATCTCCTTCTCTTTCTGGAAATTGCCTATCTTAATACAAGATTTTGAACTTGTAAATGTGGATATCGTTGTTATAGACCTTCTGAAGTTGTTGCGATTTTCAATTCTGTTTCTAAGATGGTTGTGCCTCGAGGTGTCTGCTAGGAGGTTTTTACATAAGGAATGTACTAATATCTTCAAATTCACTGTTTGTTTTTTACAGTTGCTTGACCAAATGTCAATTATATTCTTTCTTTGTTCATCTTCAATCTCCAAGATAGTTTTAGCCAGATCTACCATAACATGGTGCTTCTCATGTAAGCCCTTTGCATTAAAGTAGAAAGGTAAATATATTTGAGTAAGGTATTCTTTAAGTGTCACACTACCAGGAAACCATATGCTGGTTAGTTCTCTATTATCCTTTATACCTTTTTGAGTTATGTCATAGTCAGATAGGTAAATATCTCTAAGCTGCACTTTTTTTCTTTGATTATAAGCATCAAAACATGCATTTTTTATTAATCTAGTCATATACACACTGAATAGTGTCTTCGTATAGGGTGAAAATTTTTCAGCAATATAATCCTTAACATTGCTAGAAATTGCTAAAGAATTCATGATCATATATCTTGATGGTTCTGTTAAAGATAAAACGCTCTTAGTTATTGATAGACTTGTATATATAGAAAATGTCATAATATCATCAAGCCTGATGGTCGGGTTTTCATGCTTAAAAAGCAAGCAGGTAGTTAGAAACAACCCAGGAGAAGAAACTATTCTCTGACAACGTTCCTTATCTAGACGAATTGCTCTAGATATAGATATAAATCCGTTACTACATTTGAATGTGGCATGCAAGGACCCAGGATTGAATATACATGTTTCATCTTTATGCAAAACTATGATACTATATACTACTGTTGCTTTTTTTGTCTTTATGTCAGCTGATGGGTAAACTAAAGCAAAAACATTATTGTTTGCACACATAGCTATTCTAAATGTGTTATGTCTATTATATTGAGACACTGACAAGATATTCTTCATCAATGTTGAGAAGTCTGAAATACATTGCCAGAATCTTGTTTCAAAAATTGCTGCCATAATGTCAAATGTATCCTTATTACAATCCTTGATTTTAGATCCAAATTCGTCTAATATAAAATTATTTGTTTTCAATCCACTTTTTTCTGATAATATTAATTTTGTTTGCTCCATCATGGTCAAACTAGTTAAATATATTGTCTCATCATTAAAATCTAAAATCTTAGGCTTGCTAATATCTATGTCTTCCAACATTTTATTCTTGAATTGTTTATGTTTTCCTATCCCGCAGAAATCCCTGAATAATTTTATTTTATCAGTTTTTGAAATCACATCGGTATTTATCATGAACTGTTGCTCCCAAAGAACTAATGATTCATTAATTCTCTTTGGCTCAAGCTTTTTATTCATGACTTGTTTCCATGTTGATCTAGCTTGTTGTTTAAGACCCTCACAAAATGATTCATATTCAGACATTCTATCTCCTATATCCATCATTCTTCCCAAGGATTTAAATGCTTCAGAATAGGTAGAATTCCCCTTTATAGATTGAAGAGATTTAGATAAAAGAATTAACTTGAAAGTTGCATTATTGCTATTATTAGGATTATGAGTAGACCATATAAAGTGAATACTAGGCTTTTGGTCATGTACAGACTTAGAAACATCCCTTTGGCTACTTACCCTCTGAACCATTAAGTCCCACCCCTCATTTATCTCTTTTTTGTTGGGTTGCTTAAAATCGCCTGTGGCCAAAAAAACTTCTCTGGCTGAATTTGTTACAAACTCTTGATAATCTTTTTTTGTATATTCTCTAATTTTAATTAAGTTTGTATTCCATCTTTCTGATTCGTATGAATTAAATTTCATTGATTCTTCAAAGAGTCGCCTTTCAGGGATAGGCATACTCATTTTAAATTCCTTGTATATTTTGTGTTGCCAGACTTCTGGGCACCCAGTTTTACACCAGGGTGCTGTTAGTGTAAAATCGCCGTGTGCCACTTTTAACAGAAATTCATCATCATCTCCGAATTTCTCATATAACATTTGCTTTAAATCAAAATATTGGTTAAAATTTATATCAACTACTAAAGTTGGATACATGTCTTTAAACCTATCAGAGCTAATATATAGTTCCCGTGTAATTGGGTCTATTCTAATTATCACTATCTCTATGTATAAATTCAACTTATCTGATATATCTCTAGTCAACTCGTAATATTTAGTATTAGTTATTATACTGCTTTCATTGGATACAGACACCTTATAGTCTATTATATATAATATATTGTTAATATATAAATAGTTATCCGGGGTTATATGCGGTGCATCTATAGTCAAGGGATCTACATCTGGTCTGATATCAAGTATTATATCTATAAATGGAACATCATTTCTGTACTCTATATTTAATGATTTGCATAGTTCTTTGCCAAAATAGTCATGTCGTGACATTAAGAGATCTACATCAATATCTTTTGCTACACAAGCATCTTTTGCTGCATTGATCCTAGCAAGGAATTGTTGGTATTCTGCTCTATCCATAGCAATTTATGGTAATAACTTAGAATTTGTAAAATTTGTAGATAGGAGTACACTACT